CGAATCAAGGCGGCAATCATGTCCTTGGCCTGTTCCTTGGTCAGACTTACATGGCAGCGAGCTGCCTCAGTCACCAAGCCAAGCCAAACGTTGCCATCGTACAAATCCACGTTTACGTGACGGCGCTTGTGTATCGTTTCAATCTTTGTGTCGAGTTCAATCATTTTTCATTCTCCAAAGGAACGTCACGCCACTCGCCTGGTTTTCCATCAATCCAATGCACATCAGTGGAGTTATCTTCCCACCATTGCTGAAGAATTCGAACCATGTTTGGTGTTGTGTCGTTTCCGTAAACTGATTTATATCCATGTTGACGCTCAACAAAGCGCAATCGTTGTGTAGGAGTCATGCTTGACCTCGCTTGATTGCATCAATCAGTTTGAAAGCAAACACATATTCTTTAGTGTCGTGACCGCTTCGTGGAATGTTGTCTCGGATAATAGAACAGCAACGCTCCTCTACCAGTTTGGCAAAGGCTTCAAGTACAGCATTGTTGGCTTTGTAACCTTTGAATTCGCCGCTTAAAGCAAAACCTTTACGCACTATTGCGTCTTGAGGTCTTGTGAACTGCTCTTCAAAACCAGCCTGTTTAGCCATCTCAATGATTTCATCTTGTGTCATCACATAGCCTTTCATTTACGTTCATTTACTCGTTCTCTTACAGCTTCAATCAATCCCTTAAAAATTCCCGTCTGGTTGTCTTCAAGCTCTTGCGCTCTCTGTTTGGCGTATGCGACCCAACCCTTCTGCAAAGCCATCTTCGTGAGATGCTCCACTTGTTGCTCGAATACTTGGTTGAAATCCATCTAAGTCGCCTGTCAGTTCAAGTGCTTTGTTGATTGTGTCTCTAGTATAACCTAGATTATATGATTCACTGTCTTTTATTTGGTCAAGAATCTGATTTGCTTGAAAATAGTTCATACCCTGTTGCCTTTTAGCAACTCTGCAATCTTGGCTTGCACATCAGCATTTGGCTTGACTGCCTTCTTGCGGTCTTCATCCATTTGACGCAAAGCAGCGTCTTGGTTTGGCGGTGGTGGCGTTGTAACGTGAGCCACATCGTATTTGTTGGCAAAAGGCTGGCGCTCGTTTGATTTGAGCCATTCAGCCTGCAACCCTTGCGAACCTCTTGCACACCAGATGGTCAGGAAAGCGTTTAGGCTAACTCCTGCCTTCTCAGCTTCTTTTGTGGCAGAGTTCACCACGGTCTGTGTGACAGGCGCTTTTTTTGCTTTACGCAGTTGCAACCAATCCAACCAAACAGCTTCAGAAACATCAGGTGGGCAAGCAACGCCAGTTGCTTTCTTCTTTGGTTCTTGGTTAATGGTTATTGGTTTATGGTTAGGTGTCGCTTCGTTTACGTCTTGTTCACGGTTCGTGCTTTTTTGCTTACGCTTCGTTTCTCTTTCAATAGCGATTCGTTTGTTTGTGTCTGCTTTGGCATGGTATTCAAGCAACTCTTGAAGGATGCGGTCTTGCACATAGCAACCATCTTTATCAAGCACAAAGAATCGACTAAGAACAAATTTAACGGCTTCAATCTCAGCTTCTGTTGAAGCCCAAGTCCATTCTAGTGCTTGTTCCAATGTTGGAAAAGTCTCACGGTCATAGCACGAATCAATAAGAAGCGTGTACGAACCGTGTTGAAGCATGGTCAGGCGACCAGCTTTCTTGGCATAGTCGCCAAGATTTCTCTTGTAATAGTGCATATAGCCCGCTTTTTCAAAGCCCCTTAGATGAAGAAACAGTCGGCAGGAGAAGGGGTAACTCTTTTCGCTCGGGTAATTAGTCCGAACTAGCCGTTGTTTCAAAACATTGTATATCAGTTAACCCACAGATAAAAACCGTGAAGTATGCCGATAGGAAAGAAAATCGCTCCAGCAACGAGGAAACCCCAGAAGCCTTGAGCAAAACAAGTGAAGATGTGCGTTAGCCAAGCGATTGTGCAAAGTATGCCAATGAAGCCAGCCATCATGCTTCCTTCACAAAGATGCCTTCAGCGTTCATGTAGCCTCGGCGGTCTTTGATTTGGTGATAAGCAGCAGCAAGGCAGTCTGTCAGGTTTACATCTAGCAAAGCACAGACGTTAATCAGGCAAACAACAGTGTCACCAATGGCATCAATGGCATCAACCTTGTTATTGTCACGCAAGGCATCGACTAGCTCGTTGATTTCCTCAACTGCTTTGATCGACTGAGCAAATGGAGTGCTGTTTGGGATAATTTTTCGTGCTTCCGACCATTGCACGACTTTCATTTCAATTTCTGCGTAACTCATTAGAAACAGCTCGTTGTGCATTGTTGACCGTTGCCATAGCAGCTTGTTGTGCAAGTTACTGTGCGACCGTTTTGAATGTAGGTGTGTGTTGACATTTGTGCGCTGGCGCTAAGTGCCAGGGTTGCCAAGATGATTGCGATTGATTTTTTCATGTTTACTCCTTCGTTGATAAATCGTTGCTTAAAGATATTGCTGGCCCACGTTTTACATTACATGAACGACAAACTGGAACAACATCTAAAGGTTTGTTGTAATCTCTGTGATCGTAATCTGTTGCTTGTTTTCCACAGTCGACACACATAAATTCTTTTACAGGCTTTAATTTTCCTTCTTTGATTGCTTTTGCAACAAGTGAAGCAGCCTTGATCTGACCATTTTTAACAGGTCTTACTTTTGTGCAAGGAAAGCAAAACCTAGCTCGCAAGTCTCTGTCAGTTATCTCGCAACTACAACCTTTGCAAACCTTGTATTTAAACGGTTTTAATGATTTTTCATGACAAGACATACAAAGCCAAGACCTAAAGTCTCTGCCAATAATTTGATTGTCACAGTCACGGCAAAATCTTACTTTTTTGTCTTGAACCATTTTGGCCTCAACAGTTTTAGTTGCCAGATTCGAGCTTTTGGAACTTCTTTCCATGCGCCGACAGCAGCTTGACTAATGCCAAGCAACTTTGCAAGCTCTACTTGTGTTCCAGCTAGTTTGATAAGTTCTTCTTTAGTCATAAAACAGATTATATAACCTAGATTGTTGCAGTCAAGCAACATTTGCAAAATATTTCTTAAAATCTTGCAAAGTAAGCATAATCTAGGTTATAGTTCATACATCCCGCAGCGCAACGCAAACGGTACTTTAGGAAACAAAATGAAACTTAACAACACAACCCGCACCTACCCACGCACAATGCAAGAAGCCTATCCAAATACGGTTGATGCTATTGAAGCTCGCCAACGTTGGGAATGGTTAGAAGGTCATCGTTCAGACGCAGCAGAACAAGCTGAGTTCTGGGTTTATATCGCCTGCGCATTTGCCGCTGGATTCGTAGTCTCTCAACTTTGGGGTTAAACATGAAAAACATTGCATCAGCTTTGGTCAAAGCACAGAAGGCCTTTGGCCCTGCTTTAAAGACCTCTACAAACCCTCATTTCCGTTCTAAGTACGCAGACCTATCCGCTTGCGTTGAAGCTGTCATTGACGCTTTAAACAACAATGGAATCTTTCTTTTGCAAAAGAACTATGACTGCGCTGACGGAATTATGTGCGAAACAGTCTTTGTCCATGAGTCAGGCGAAATGTTGGAGTGCGGCATTGTTCACTTTCCAGCCGTTAAGAAAGACCCTCAAGGCTACGCTTCAGCGCTAACCTATGCTCGCCGTTATTCCTTGATGGCGGCTTGTGGCATTGCTCCAGAAGATGATGATGGAAACTCAGCAGCACGACCAGCAAAGACTGTTGTGGATTCCAGCATGATGGCTGACCACATCACAGCCATTCAAGATGCAACAGACGAACCATCGCTTAAAGCCGCATATCAAGCCGCTTACAAAGCCTGCGGCACAGATGCCAACTGGCAAAAGAAAATCATTGCAGTTAAAGACGAAAAGAAAGCGAGTTTGAAATGATTAGACTATTTTTTGCTTGGTTAGTTGTAGCTTTAATGTTTGTAAATCTTGGGCTTGCTTTATCAGTCATAGTCGTAAATTACACACAACAAGAAATTCGATATATGGAAAACTTTATGTGGTTTACAGCAATGGCATGGTTACTTTGGGGGATAAAAAATGATTGAACAAGGCTCACCCGAATGGTTTGCACAACGCCTTGGCAAAGTAACTGCCAGCCGTGTTGCTGACGTTATTGCCAAGACTAAAACAGGTTACAGCACCAGCCGTGACAACTACATGGCTCAATTGGTCTGTGAACGTATGACCAACACCGTAGCCGAATCCTATTCAAACTCAGCTATGCAATGGGGTACTGAAACAGAACCATTGGCTAGGGCAGCGTATGAAGCCCATGCTGACGTTTTAGTGGATGAAGTTGCCATGATTGCCCACCCAACGATTGAAGCCGCTGGCGCTTCTCCTGACGGGCTTGTTGGCGATGTTGGACAGCTTGAGATTAAGTGTCCCAACACAGCGACCCACATTGATACACTTTTGAGCCAAACAGTGCCAGGCAAATACAACACCCAGATGCAATGGCAGATGGCTTGCACTGGTCGCCAATGGTGTGACTTTGTGTCCTTTGACCCAAGGTTGCCCACAGAGCTTCAATTGTTTGTAAAGCGCGTTCCACGCGACACGGCTTACATTCAAATGCTTGAAGAAGAAGTCAAAAAGTTCTTGGTTGAACTGGATGGCAAAATTATGAAACTAAACGAACTGAAAGAAAAACATGGCAATAGTTTATGAAGTGACGGTCAAGGCTGGCACATACCAAAAAGACGGTCAAGAGAAAGTGCGTTACCAGCGCATTGGTAGCATCATTGAAACCAAGAAAGGTTTGATGTTGAAGCTGGATTCAGTGCCATTAGTTGAGGGCGGCTGGACAGGCTGGAGTTATCTTTTCACACCTAAAGATGATGCGCCAAAGCAACATTCAAAGCCAACAGAATTTGATGATGTTGAGTTTTAACATACAATGATTTTTAGCTAACTCGACGGAGGACAGGGGGGATTGAACCTCCCCCTTGCTAACTTTTAACAGGTTCACGCATGAAAGGTTCATCATGATTACGCAACAACGTTTGCATGAGTTGTTTGATTACAACAAAGAAACTGGAATTTTTACCAACAAAGTAAGGCGCGGTCGCTGCAAAGCAGGCACTAACGCTGGTCATTGTGGTCAAGGTTATTTCAGAATCAACATCAATGGAAAGCTATACCTTACGCATCGTTTGGCTTGGCTTTATGTTTATGACGAATTGCCAGAATACATTGACCATGTAAACAGAATTCCAACTGACAACCGACTTGTAAATCTCCGACCTGTTAGCAAAAAACAGAATCAAGAAAACAAAGAAAAACAAGCAAACAACAAGTCTGGTTACAAAGGCGTTAGTTGGGACACACAAAGAGAAAAATGGTTTGCTTGCATACAGCACAAAGGCAAAACCATTGGACTTGGCAGATACAACGACAAAGAAGATGCGTACAAGGCTTATTGCGATGCAGCAGCCAAGTACCACACACACAACCCAGACGCAATTTAAAATCAATTTCGGTGGGAAAGCGGATGCTGTGAGGTCGGGAGTTCTCGGCTTACTCGGACATAGTGCAGCGAGTACCACCACCATTTTGCATAGGAACGAATATGTTTAAATTTTTCAGAGCAAGAGCAACAGACGCAATCACCAGCTTTCAAGCGGCTGATTCAATCAAAGACGTAGCCAAGATGCACCAAGAGGTCATTACGGCTGCACTACAAAGGTTTGGCCCAATGGGTAAAGATGGCATTGCTAACGCCACAGGGCTTCAGAGTAATCAAGTAGCCAGGCGCATGAACGAGTTGCAGAAACTTGATCTGATTGAGTTGACTGGCAACCAAGTTAGTTCAAATAGCGGCAGGAATGAGCGTGAATGGCGATTTAAGCCTGTGCAGGAGAAGTTGCTATGACGCTTGTTTTAATTGGACTTTTTATTGATTGGATTCTTGATGACCATTAACGCTTTCAGCCCTGACTACGTTCAAACGTATATGCCAGAGTTTCTTTCAAAGATTCGATCAGAATCAGCAGCAAAACTAAATGGAGAAAAGTTTGGAAAGGTAGGTCGTGCAACCCGTGAAAGTCTTGGCACTTCAGCAAACACGATTAGCGCGTTTCCAAAAACTAAACGGTATTCAACAGCTCCAACCGAGTTTCTTATTTATTCACGGGCAGGTATGCCAAAGGGGGTTAAATGATTAACGAACAAACAGGCGGCCCAGCGTTCCCTTGTGAGATTATTGTTGCTGGCACACATTCTGGTTTGCACAAAACACCATGGCAAGGTATGACATTGCGCGACTACTTCGCTGCCAAGGCGATGCAAGGGATGTATACAGCGCATAAGTTTCCATCTGGAATCATCATTGACACGGCTAAAGAAGCCTATGAAATGGCCGACGCCATGCTGAAAGCGAGGGAACAATGAGCGCAGGCGGCAAAGGACACGCACAACGACCCACAGACACAGCAAAGTTTTCTAGTGGTTACGACAACATTAAATGGACAAAAGAAGAAGATGAAGAATTTGATCGTTTACAAAACAATCTTAGCGCCGAACGCCCCGTGGCCCAAAGTGGAACAAGTGGAGAAGAAGCCTCAAAAAAAACGTAAAGCAGGCCTCAAAAATGTCAGGGTTGCATTAGAAAATATAAGCCTAGACTATTTTGCAAAGACCTATGAAGAACTTAACAACTATAAAGCTGCCAGCGCACATCGAACCCGTGACAAGTTATCGGGGCGATTCAAGGGTAATTGTAGGATGGAAAAATAGAGAGCAAAGGCTTGCAACCGTCAGAGAACAAAGGCTCTGGCGTTGTCTTAAATGCGATGAGTATTTTCAAACACTAGCAGAAGCAAGGGAACACAAACATGGATAACTTGGCAATCATCGTAGCGATTTTGATGCTTGGCGCTGTCGTATTCTTTTCCGTATTTGCTTTTGTTCTTGCTTTGCTAGTTTCTCAAGATTGAAGAATCTCTAGGGCATGAGTAATATGCTTCACACGGTCTTCAAGTCCAATAGTGCCTCCATTGATCTTCTTAGTAAGACCAACCCAATCAGCATTAGCAGCCAGGCGGTTGCAGTCGTGAGTGTCCCAAAACCAGCCAGCACTTAAAATTGCATATTTAGGAGTTGAAACAAGATGTGGCTCCATCACAAAGTCAACGCCCAACGCTTTGCCAGCGTGAAAATAGTTGCTATATCCTGTGAGTTGGATTGCACCTCTGCCAAAAAAACGGCCACCATCACCTGAAGCCTCGTCACGGTTTCCCATACGATTTGCGTAAACCTTGTTAGCCAATGCTTTACCGTTACGAGCGTAAGGTTGCGCTGATTCAAGCGTAGGAAATCGTTTAGGCCATATCTTCATTAAACGATCTGCCGAATAGCTTAAACCTTCCTCTAAGCGCGTGTAGTTGGCACTCTCATGCGATGTTTGACCTATAAACGCAGCTTGTTGAAGTGGTGTGCTAATGCTGAATCGCTCAAACGTTTCGTTTAATGGGTCAAGAAATTTAGCATTTATATGCAATTTTTCTAATTGATCTAATGTCATTTCTAACCTTTATGATGTGTAAAGAATTTATCTTCTGCGCTTTTTCTTGCTAAAACTGCATCTTCAAAATTTACATGATATCCAAGAGAGTGTCTTTTGCCATTTACTCTAATATAAGCAATCCACTTGTTTCTTTGTTTATACCAAAAAACTCCTTTTGCACCAGATTTATTGTCAATTCTTACATTTGTATTTTGTTTGTTTTGCCCTGACGTAACCTGACGCAAATTTGAAATTCTGTTATCGCATCTTTCCCTGTTTATGTGGTCAATTTGACCATCTGGGAAAACTCCATTTTTATATAACCAAGCAAGTCTATGTGCGTAATACTGACTGTTGTCAATAGAAACAATCACATATCCTAATTTCTTGTTTACAGTTCCTGCAATGTATCCAGCTTTTGCATTGTTTGCTATTGTTATTTTTCTTACAAAGTAGCCAGTTTGCTCATCATAAGAAAACAATTCCTGTAAACGTGCTTGCGTTAAAATTTCTTTAGCCATAGATGTTCATTCATCGGTTGGTTAGAAAGGCCAAGTAGCTCGCAACTGCTTGGCTTTTTGCTATTTTATTTCATTTACTTGCGATCTTACTTGCTCGTAGGCTGTGATGCAGGCGTTGAGCTTGTTGATAGCTCTGTCACCTTCTGCTGCGATTTCACTAATAAGTCGTAAAGTCTCGCGCTCAGATTCGCTTCCTGCTTGGTTATCTCCGCTGGCAGTGGTGGAACTTGCACTCCCTTGTGGGCAACTGGCGTTGAGGCGCACCCTGCCAGAACGAATGGCAAGATCAAGATCAGTTTGTTTTTTAGTGACAACATCGTTAGCCTCTTTCAATTGTGAAGATGTTTGATTCAAGTCTTCAGCAAGTTTTTGCTCTTTAGCGCGTGATTCTTCATTTAACTTTGCAATCTCGATTTGCATTTCTTGATCGCGTTGCTTGTGACCAGAATAAGTGCCATATTTGTATGTGCCAAGCACAACACAAATCACACCAATAATCATCCACGGGTTAATCATTTGAAGCCCTTGCAAGTGCCAAATGCTCACGCTCTTGATCTGATTCAAGATGATCTGGTGGCGTTGTTGGTGGAGGTGGAGGTGTCCACGATTCATCTAAAGCAGGATTGACCCATACAGGCAAAGCACCCGATGGGTCAAGAGGCTTTGGGGGCGTTGTACTCCCACTGGTAGTCTTCTCAATGCTGGCGCTAATGCCGCCACTCATTGCGTTGATACCTTTGCGGCTCATTACGCCACCGATACCGCCAACAACGAGCAAAACAATATCGTTGAGCATCTTGGTGTAGGCCATGTCAATAGGAGCCATTGACTTGATTGGCTGGACAACAAAGGTCACAGAGTAAAGCAAGGCGATCACAATGAAAGCCAAGATTAGCGTTACGACTACTACAACAAAACCCCAGACTAGGGTTTCAATCTGTTCAACGCTCAGACGATGCGGGTGTTTGGATTGGCTCAATTTTCTTCTCCAAGATAGGTGCGACAAGATATTCAGGGCAGGTTTGAGTAAACAAACAGCGAGGCTTTTGGCACTCTGCTAGGTTGAAGTTGTCAGGGTTTTGGCATGGATAGCGGTATCTATCATCAAGACAACCAGCCAAGCCAACCAATGAAAAAAGAATAATTGTTAGTAAATATTTCACTTTATTTTTTCCTTCAATTCCTCTTTCAATTTGCGCAACTCACGCGCTTCTTTTCTGATCTCATCTTTCATCCACAACGTCTCAACGTAGGCAATGAAGGATAGAGAAAACACGACAATCAGCACAGCAAGAACAATCAGGTGTGCCAGAAAGACGCTCGTGCTATCGCTTGATTTTTTACTTGCCACAACAACCACCCCATAAAAATCAAACCAATCACAGCGAGACTTGCGTCCATTGATTTCACTCTAACTTCTTCCATCAAAGCATTTCGCTCACGTTGCAGTGCCGCATCTTCTCTTGCTTGCTTTTCTCTAGCAACTCGTTGTTCTTCTTCAATCTGTTCCCTCATCTCCTCAAATTGGCTCCACAAGGCCCCCAATTCAGGCGGCGAGTGATACACCATCTGTTCTCTCAACTCAACCTGCATGGCAAGCAACTTGTTTCGAACCATGATTCGTTTTAAAGCCATTCGCTTAAGAGAAGTGCCTTCAACTTGCAGCTTTTTCGCTTCTCGTTCTTGCTCCCAAAACAAAGCCTCAAGACGATCAAAGGCATCAAACATATTCCCAAGCTCGTCACCAATCTTGAAAATTACCTCATCAGGATTTGACTTAGCTACCTCTTGAACACGCGCCTTCTCTGCTTCAATCTTTTCAGCTTGAGCCTTAGAAACTTTCTTACCAGCAAACTGACCATTGATCTCATCGTAGATTTGCTTTACGTTTCCAGCTATGCCCTTAACTTCTTTGTAAAGAGCGCAGCCTTCTTTGACTAACTGAAAAGCCGTTGTCGCCGCGAATAACGCAGTTCCAATTGGCACATCACAAACCGATTAGCTTTTTGAAAAACTCAGCACCAACGCCAGGGCCAAGAAGCACAACAGCCATAACCGCATATAACAAGTATTCAATTTTGTTCATGCGCTTATCGCCGTTTTCTAGCGAATGATTGATTTTTTCGTATCTAAGCGCACAAATTTCTTCGTGCGTAGACAGTCGAGCATCTGTTGCATCAATCGTTGCCATTATTCACCCCAAGGAATACCAGAAGTTGATACAGGATTTTGCTGCGCTTCAATCTGAGCATCCAATGCAGCCTCTACAACTTCCTCATCCAGCTTAGTCTTTACCCATTGAATCACTTGAGCTTCAGTCAGAGATTCAAAAGGTGTAGCAGGTGTGCCAGCTTCAAAGCCTACTGTGCCGTAGGTGGACGCTGTGAAGTCACCGTTTTCTTTGGTGACGGTGTAATGCACAGTAGTGACGAAACCATCAGAAGTGTTGCGGTCAAGTTGGTTGATTGTCCAAGTAGTCATTTATTTAGCCTCCAGCGCATCAATGCGCTCAGTGAGTGTTGTGATTAGTTCAGATTGCGAAGCAATCATGGCTTGTTGTTCTTGGATGGCTTTAACCAATACAGGAATCAAGTCTTGACGAATAGCTTTGTAAGGCTCTTCACCTTCTGGCGCAGATTCTCTCCATTCGTCAATCAGGTCAGGAAATACTTCCTCAAACTCTTGTGCAATAAAGCCACGAGCGTTCTTAATATTTGCTCCCTTGCCTTCTTTCCAATCGTACAAACGCGGCTTAAGCGCCATGACGCTTGCAAGACCATTATCCAAATCTCGTACGTTTTCTTTGAAACGAATATCAGAGATTGAGCTAATGGTATTGCTTGTGGCGTTTACCGTTCCAGCGTTAGTTACATAAAAACGATATGCGCCAGCGGTGGTGCTGTAACAATTAAGAAAGTCAAGTCCAGAAGGAGCTGCGCTATTGAAAGTACCGCGATAATCAACAAAACAACCCTGTGTCGTATAACTAGCGCTTGTTTTTCCCACCAGAAAGTTGCCGCTGGAGTCGATACGCATACGCTCTGAGCCGTTAATCTCAACTGAAACAGGTTTGGCAGTAGATGCGCTAATTACGTTGGTAGAACTACCTGATATTAATTGAAACAACCCCGCCGTAGCCGCATCAGTTCTTTCAACCGTAATAGATTGAGTTCCAGTACCAGCAACATGAAGTTTGCTACTTGGGCTACTCGTTCCAATACCTACGTTACCTGACGCATCTTTAACAATGCCACCATTACCAACGTTCAAAGTATCAGAAGAAGCATCGCCAAGCGTTACGTTGCCTGAAGCAGACAACGTAGTAAAAGCGCCAGCAGCAGCAGCGCCAGTACCAACAGGGCCGTTAAACGAATCACCGTTAGTGCCAGCCTGAAAGTCCTTCAAGTGGCCCATAACAGCACGAATAGCGTTATTGATACCGCTAGGTGCGCAGTTCTCATCTATGTTGATAGACGCTACGTCTGTATTGGAGTTAGCGGTACTGCTGTACTCACTGATTTTGGTTTTTGGCATTTATTTCTCCGTTAATCCAAATGAAGCGCCATAGCCTGCGGCAATAGCTTTGCGTTGAAGTTCTTTGCTAAGTGGCTCAATTGAGACCACAGAGGCTTTGCTCATCAATCTAGATGCAAGTTT